TGAAAATCAATTACAAGCCCTTGAAAAAGCCAAAGCATCAAAAGAAGCGCATGGTGAAATTGAGACACATCATCCGGGATATTTATGTGCACAAGATACCTATTATGTAGGGCATATTAAAGGCATTGGGAAAATATACCAACAAACATTTATTGATACCTATTCCAGACTCGCTTTTGCTAAAGTCTATACCGAGAAAAACAGTCTGATTGCTGCCGATATGCTCAATGATAAAGTGCTTCCTTTCTTTGACAGCGAACAAGTGCCGCTGTTACGCATTCTTACAGACCGAGGTACGGAATATAATGGCCATAAGGAGAGCCATGCTTATGAGCTTTATCTTAATCTAGAAGATATTGAACACACCAAGACCAAAGCCTACACCTACAGCCCACAAACAAACGGTATTTGTGAGCGATTCCATAAGACGATGAAAACAGAATGTTATGATATTTTATTTCGACGTAAGATTTACACGCAATTGAGTGAAATACAAAACGATATTGAGCAATGGCTTGAATTTTACAATCGAGAAAGAGCGCATTCAGGAAAATATTGTTATGGGAAGACACCATGGCAAACATGGAATGATGCAAAAGGGTTGGTTAAGGAAAAGCAATTGGAGAATTTATTTTGCTCATCGGACACGCATTTTGTTAAAATGAAAGCCGATGAGTAATACGTGTCTGTCAGATTAAGTTTGAGCTAATACAGCTGAGCAGCCCAATCTAACCCGATATTTTCACACACAGGCTTCATTGCAATATAAGGTTTGTTTTCGTGGTTAAGAACGATTAATTGTTGATTGTGAAACTGAATTGTTTCTAATTTTGTGTTTGACATGCTATATCCTTTGTTTATTTTTTTGAGATTATTACCCATTTAAATGGGTGTCGAGAGGCTCAAAAGCCTAACAAAGAAAGGCTGGAGTTATTCCCCTAAGGTATTTTATTCCTCGCCCTCTCGACATTGAATTTTAGACGTAAAAAATCCGCATGCTATCGGGGCGGTGTCCGCTTTGTTTAGGTTTTGAGACCTGAACAAGAATATACAATTAATTTGATCTGTTAGTCAATAGGTAATTTAAATCAATAATCCTGTCCCATCCCCCAACCCTCAGCTTCTTCTTTGGCATTTATAACAGCCAATTTATCAAAGTTCTTCTGTCTTTTTAAAATTACAGCGTATTGAGTATATGCTGGATTGCTAGGGTAAAAAAACTTATCAGGCTTTCTCCCACACTGTTCTGCGATAGATTCCATTTCTGCGTGCTTTCTTTTCATCGCTTCTATAACAAGTCCAGATAAGGTAATTCCTTGTTCACAGAAATCAATTGCGATATCCAAATTTTTACCCTGCGCTCTCAGTTTATAATGTTTCTTTATTAACGATAAAATCTTAAAATGCATATCAATGATAACTTGATCTGGAAGTTTTTTTAATGGCTCAAGCCATTCTCTTTTACTTAATCTGACTTTTTTCTTCCCTGCTCTCTTTTGTTCTACAACACAATCATCGTCAACCCAATCTAACCAATCATCCTCTGCATTTTTACGGCTCATTATTTTATGATTTGAATTGTCATTAAATGAATTTTCAAGGTTTTCATAGTCTTTTGATCCTTCTGACCACTTATAAGTAAGCACATGATCGCTATGAATCTTCTTGTATCCAAGCAATTCGTCCTCATGCAGATCACCAACATCACTAACATGCTTCATTCCAGCATATTTATTCTCTGAAACGCTAGCTTCCAATGAACGATTAGATGACTCGTATTTATCTGGATTAACCAACTTTTTTATTTGCTGTTGTTGAAGAAAAAGTAATCCATAATAAAGTACCATTATAACTACACCAAATATTGCAATACCGTACAATAACCACATAATTGATACCTATTTTATTCTTGTGCAGACCGCTTCTGTTTTGGCTCTAAAATCAATAACATTATTGTCACTATTAATGTTGTTTATTTCAGTCAACATTGTTAACTTGAAAGTGTCACTATTAACAATTTTTGTTGTTTTTTTTGTGTTAATCTTAGTACTTCCTACAACTTTATTTATGATATTTTCCATTTTATTTGGATCAATCAAGATTTTTGTTCCATCTTTATTTATTTGATAAAGCTCATTATCTAATATTTTAAATGTCATTATTTTTTCTGACGACGACACTGAATCACCAAAATCTTCATTAACGTCACCGTTATGTTTTTTATAATCATTAGCGGTACACTGCCAATCCCCAATCCAATACTCTTTAGTAACTTTATCATCACCGCAGCCGAATAAAGCGAAACTAACTAAACTAATTATCAAGATTCTTTTCATACCACCTCCTTAATTTTTGATAAATAGTATGAAATTTATTAACTAAGAGCAATAAAAAACCGCCCGAAAGCGGTTTATGTCTGCCTATTCGGCGGTGAACAAAAGAGCGCAAGAGGGATTCGAGCGGACAGCTTTCTAAACCGCTTACGCAGCGGTGAACTAATAAATCCCTCAAAAAAAGCCCTCAAAAGATTTCTAAACCGCTTACGCAGCGGTGAACAATGACCCAGAAGTATACGGACGAGTTATAGCTTTCTAAACCGCTTACGCAGCGGTGAACAAAAGGAAAAGAAGTTAAATCATCGGTTAAGTTTTCTAAACCGCTTACGCAGCGGTGAACTGAGAGGTGGTTTAACTGCCCTGCCTCGTTGTTTTCTAAACCGCTTACGCAGCGGTGAACAGAAATTGTTCCTGTTTTTATTACCTGATCGGTTTCTAAACCGCTTACGCAGCGGTGAACTAGATTATATCAAACATAGCTTATTGTTTTAAATAGAAATTTAACCAATTTTCACAAAATAACCCTTTTTTCTAGCACTGAAATTAATCTATATTTTTCAATGGATTAAAAAAGCGATTAAAAAAAGGGTTTTTGAGTTTAACTCCAAAAACGCCAAAAAAAACATTAATAAAATCAATACCTTTACTGACAAGTTTTTTGGGTGAAAATATGAAAATTCATCTATAAAATCAACGCCGATTTAGCAGCCCTCCTGGTCTTTGTTCTTCTTGAATTACACTTCTTAGTGCTTGTTTCAGCATTCTAGCTGTCTCGTTAGCGGCTTCTTTATTGTCTTGCCCTTCACCGAAAGAGATATTTTGCGTAATATTATTTATGATTGTTCTGCCTGCTGAGCCTCGGGATAACTTGTTAGACGGGATAACTTCACCATTTTTATTGGGTATCATGTACTGTTTTCCATGAGCAACAAACAGTTCAGGTTCTCCACTTTCATTTACTCTATAAGCTTTCCCAACATCAACACCACCACCTCGAAGTCTTCCCCCTCCGTATGTAATACCTTTTAACGTAGACAAAACTTGTCCACCCGCGCTTGCTACAGCAGCCATATTTGCCATTTTTGCTGATGTTGTAACCGCCGTCTGATCGTTCATCGCTTTCATGATTGCAGAGTTTAAATTAAGCATCGCATCAGCTATCGCAAAGCCTTTGCTGATTGCAAAAAGCGCTTTATATGCTGAGCTTGATTCACCAGCAAAAGCTCCTAGCATATCAGCCATTCCACCGAATAAGTCAGATGATGATTTTAGTATTGCTCTTGTAGACTGTAGCTTAGCTTCTGCTGCTTCATCTTCAAGTTTTTTTCGTTTATCAACAGCATCTTGAGTTATCGCAGTTAAAGCATCTTGATAAGTTTGCTCATTTGCAAGCCCCGTTTCTCGCCATTTGCTTAATTTATCTAACTTCTCTTGCTCGTCAATGTCGATTTGCTCAAGAGGTGATTTTTTATTGTAGATTTCTTGTTTTGCAAAATCTTCACCCGCTTGCGAATTTTGCAAGTTTTCTTGCTCTTGTATTAATCGCCTTAATTCATCAGCCTGAGCTTTCGTTGCTTTTGTGCCAATTTGCTGGCTAATTGCTAATGCTTTCGCTTCAACTGTTAAATGTTTAGCTTCTAACTTAGCGACTTCTAGCTGATTTTTAAGATTTTTTATTTCTTCCGCATAAGTTCTTGTTGTGCCTCGTCCGCTTTTTTTACTAGCGTTTAGTTTTTCGTTTTCGTCAAATAAATCTGAGTATGCTTTAAAAAGTGGCTCTAATACTTTTCTGACATCTTCTGATACTTGAGTCCATTTAATTGTTCTATCGATTAAACCTTTCAGTGTAGCCTTATAATCTTCACCAACATTACCAAGTTCGTTTAATACATTTTCATAGATATAAGCTTCTTTTTTAGCTCCCTTTGTCTTCATTTGAACTATTTCAAACTGAGTTGATAGAGATTTAACTTTATTATCTATTTTGTTTGTACCAAGTTTTTCTAACGCTTTAGCAAAGCCATCAACTCCTGTAGCAGCTTGTTCTGATGATGATGATAATTCTTCATTAACGCCGTTGAGTGATTGTATTTGCTTCTCTAGTTCATTTGCACCTTGTTTCATGTCCGCCAAGTTTCCACGCGCGATACTTAATTTTTCGTTTAATTCATCTAGAGTATAGAGTTCACCCCCATTTTCACCATACAGATCTAAATTTGTAAGGATCGCAGTAATGCGACCCTCTTCTTTTTTTATTTCTTTAACTTGTTCTGATAATTTAATTTTTAATTTTGTAAGCGCAGCCTCTCTTTGTTCTTTATTCATCTTTTTGAATTCTTCGGTTAAATCTTTTATATAATCTTTAAGATTAATCGCTGCTTCTCTCGCTTCATTTGCTTTGCTCGCCCAAGTCATTAACGCACCAGCAGCCATGATCGCAATTCCAGCTGGTCCCCCAAGTAAACTTAACCCTCCTTTTAGTAGATTAACAGCTGTATTAGCTCTAGCTGTAGCTGCTGATAATGCATTTTTAGTCGCAGTCTCGTCTTTATCTAATGCAATCATTTTTGCTTGTATAGCCGACATTCTATTTGCTTGAATAATGCGATCTTCAACTGATTTTGCAGCTCGATAATTCGCTTCAGCAAATTGCAGTGAAATAGATAAACTCTGACGTTCTATATCAATTCGTTTTAATTCTGCTCTAGCTAACTCTACTTCTTCTTTAGTTTCGTTTCTAGAAGCTATCGCTGATGCAATTTTTGCTCTTGTGGCTGCGGTTAACGATGTTAAATATCGTCCAGCAAGAATTGCCGACAAGAAACCAGCACAACCGATAAGCACATTCATATTTTCAGCAAGCATTTTTATGCCACTAACTAAATGTTGAGTTGCTCCTGTTGTGTTATCTAGTGAACCTAATGCCTCTTTTAAGCGATTAGTGAAATGATTAGAGGCATCACCAAGATTATTACGCATATTATCAGCAAGTGCCGCGGTTTCATCTTGTGCCGCTATCATCGCATCAGTAAAGTCTGACATAGATAACTTGCCATCAGAAGCCATTTGTCTAACTTCTGCTTCTGTTTTCTTTAATCGTTTACCTAAAGTTTTAAGCACGCTCGGCATAGCTGCGAATACTGACATCGCATCAATACCAGCTAACTTACCTTTCATTTGCGCTTTGGTTAGCGCATTGATAGCAGATTCTGCGCTTATTGCGTTAGTTTTATTGATTGTAAATAAGTTAGATAGCGTATCAATATAAGATAGCGTACCCTGCGTACTATATCCTAGTTCGCTCATTGAATTTGAAAGGCGTACATATAACTCGGTGGATTCTTCTATGGTGCGACCGTTTCGGTTTGATGTTGTCATAAGCTGTTCTTGAACATCTTTTAACGCCATTCCAGCTAATCCAGTATTTTTTAGTCTATCTTCTAAATCTTGCCAAGCATTAGCATAAGCAAAAACTTGATTAGTAACTAAAGCAGCAACAACACCTTTTGCTACTTGGGTTAATTTACCCATTGAACCATTTAACGAATTTACCGACCTATCTGTTTCGTTAAACCTCTCTTGCGCTCTTTTGTTAAAACTAGACACTTGTTTATCGGCTGTTAATAAAGCCCCTGTTTTAGCATCAATTGTGTAATATATACTTCCTGCTTCAAATGACATAAAAACCTCTTATAAAATTTTAGGTAATAAAAAACCACCCGAAGGTGGTTTAATTAAATTTGGTTGGTTAACGATAAATTATCTAGAGTCTAGGGCTATTTTTTTTGTGTTGATATCAAGATCTTCTAATTCTTCATTCCATAGATTTTTATCTTTAAATTTTTGTTTTATGTATGAATAATAAGGATCGTTATGAAGAGCATTTGACGTTATAGCAGAAAAAGCCGTATTTGCTGAACATGCAGATAATAACCCTTTAATTTCATTACGGGCTTTAGAATCTATAGCACCATGATATAAACATTCTAATGTTTCCTTAACGGTATTGCACAAATCAAATCTGGAATCAATTAATCTTTCTTTATCATTCAGGTTAAGGACATCAATTGTTAACCGCCCCATGTCTGAATTAGATTTAGGATATAATCTAGCTGCTTCCACGCATAGATGTTCTTTGGGGTCATCTTTACAAGGATTAATAATTGGCTCTTTTCCTGTATCGTGGTTCCCTTTGTTACCATTGCATTTTTTACAAGATGGCAATAAGTTATCCCAAAATACTACTTCTAATTTATAGCGACTTTTAGGATGAAAATGTTCAACTTCCATATAAGAATCTTCTATTTGTACTTTAGCTTCACAATAAGCACATTTATAGTTAGACAGCTTGAGTAAAGCTCCTTTTATTTCGTCTTTATTCCAAACAGAATTGCCTGTATTTATAAACTCCTCAGTCAATTGTCTGACTTTGTCATCTGATAAATACGCTGGGCATGGCGTTCTGTTTAACTTTATCATTTGTTTCGCCCATTAAGCATATCTAATTGGAAACGAGACAATGCAAGGTAGGTACTACTTGGGTGTAGCTTTAATCTAAGCTCATCAAATATTTTGTTTGCATTTAAGACATCATTCTCATCTAAAGCTTTATCAAATTCCTTTTGCTTGCTTCTGAACCATTCTGTCCTTGTGTCTTTCATACCCATTACATCAGTAAGAATTTCCTCAACTGTCCATCCTTTAAAGCCATGTGGGGCGATATCTAAGGTTCTTTTTTCTAAATGACCATTCTGCCCAGATAAAGCTATAACTTCGTTCGCCTCGGCGGTTTGAATAACGTGAGGGCTATGCGTACTGATGATAAATTGGGCTTTCGGAAATGTTTTTGTAAGAACGCTGCAAACTTTACCTTGCCATTCAGGATGAAGGTGTAACTCTATCTCATCAATTAGAATAACTCCATTAAAGTCTGATGCTAAAACATTGTTGTTTTGGAATCGATATTCAATTTCTTTAATTATGCCCAATAAAATAAATAAAATAGACCTAAATCCAGAAGATAAAAGCTCAAAATATATTTCTCCTGTAGGTGTTTTTACAATTATCTCATTTTGAGTAGTAGTTTTATAAAATGTAACCTTATTATCAAGTAACGAAAAACAGCTTATTGCTAATTTAATGTTTTCTTGTTGAACATCAGTTAAATTATCAACATGCGCGCTATGCAAATATCTAGAAATAAACCATTGTTTTATATCATTATTATCTAAACCTTCAGCGTTTTCCGATGTTCTATTGGTAACGTCTGGGTCTGAATTAATACTACTTTCTCGCCTATATTTAAAAACGCGATTAACTTTTAAATATAGTAAATTGAAATTTGCATTTTTATCATCATTAACACATTCCCATTTTGTATAGGTAAGATTTGTATATTTTTTCTTTATTGGTCGCGAAATTACTTTTCCATCTACTGAGCTTTTTATGCATCCTTGTTCAAAACCTGATTTAACACTAATAGATATCGGTTCATAACCTGAAAACAATGATGCAATTGAATCCAAAATATTTGTTTTACCTATCCCGTTTTCACCGCAAATAATATTTAAGTTGGGGTCAAAACTATCTAACGACAAGCTAGATATACCGCCAACATTTTCTATTTTTAGTGATTCAATTTTCATTGCATTATCCTGTTTATTTTTATCGTCAGAATAATAACATAATATTTCGATAAGTTGATCATTAAATGATCTCTTAAAGGTGATGGATTTTTTCATATTATTAATAAACCAAGAAGAAATTAGAGGGCTAATCCGACAATAGAATCCGCATAAGACATAGCTGAGTCATAGTCATCTTGTGAGATGATATCTTTATCGTTAGTAGGAAATTTCGCTTCCATAGCCTCTTGAAATGCGGTCATTGACATGTTCCATGCGTCACTTTCGCTCATGCCTAAATGAGCAACTGCCATGTAAACAAACTTTCTTGCATGAAATTCATCGCTGTAATCTGTTTCGTCGCTCTTTTTTCTAGGCTCTGTATCGCCAATTAATCCATGTTTTAATAAATGCTGAGCCAGTATAATCCTGTCTTGAATGGGTATAACCCCATCGATTTCCGCTAAATTGTTTTCATCACCCTTCAAATACCCAGTAATAACAGAACAGTCCGCTTCACAACATGCATTTAGAGCCTTATCTGCGGTATCAATAATTAATTGCTCCGAATCGATATGTTCAGCACCAAAAAGAATAGCGAAAGACTCTACTATCTCTTTGGAATTGCCTATTTTTGTCATGTTCAAAAAAGACGGGATAAAAATAAAAGCCTCATTATTGACGTAAACAACAAACTCTCCAACTTCTGTTATTACTGGTTTCATCTACGCTTTCCTTGATACCACTTCTGGGATAACGGTTCTTGTTACATTGCCTGCACTTGTACCCTCAATTGACTATGTGCATACATCATCATACGGGTATTCTTCGGTCAATGAGGACAACAAATAGCACCCTTCGATCACTCTGTTAATAGTTGGATTGACAATTTTAATCCAAGCGTATGGCTGCCCGTCAGTGTCTTGTGATGGGCTTTCAATGTGATCTAATAAGGCACTTTGATTCTGGATGTCATCACCTCGTGAAATTCCGTCAAATGACACTGTCTTTTCCTTGGTTGTAACCATTGATTCAGTTGTACCATCTTCGGATGTATCGGCTGTAACATCAATTGGGTTCCAGTTGACACCACGTGACTTACCCCGAATCATTCCCAACCGCTTATAATCCGCATCATTTGGTTTTTTGTCTGGATTACCGATTGAATAATAAACACCGACCTTTCGACCAGTTCCTGCATTGCTTTTAGCCATAATGTACCTCTTATCTTGATATAATCATTTGAGCGGTAAATTCGAAAATAAACCGCCCCTCTTCTGTATTTGCTTGAGTTATTCCGCTGATTGGACTCATTGAAATAACATTGTTGGATTCAAAATCATCTAGCATAAATTGCCTGATTTCATCTGCTTTATCATTAACCGCTACAACGTCCGAATCATTAATCGCTGAAATAATTACAATCCTAAAATAATCTCGCGTTATCGCCTCACTAGCATTACCGCCTCCAGCAGGGAGAATCACAATATATCTATTGGATTTGGTGTTTTTTACTTCAACCCACTTCCGAAATTGTAAAATGTAATCATCAAGTAAATTGTGTGAATTTAACCAGCTTTTAATTGAGTTATATGTATCAGAAATCATATTTTGTAACCCTCTCTAATAACTTGCTGTATGACATCCTTACCGTCCCGTTCAAACCCTTTCTTGATAAAATCAGGCTCAGCATTAGGAGACCAGTAATTACCCTTTGATTTTTTACCTGTTCTCGGTTTTCCTCTTAGTTTTGCTTTAGCGCCATTAACAAAAGCAGCATAATTAGCCGTATAACCAACTCGCCCAACCCAACCTTTGGGGATTGGTTTTAGTTCTCTATACTGCGAATTAATAAGATTGGACGTGTCGATTGGAGTAAGTGGAGCAACAAAAGACATACCCACAATCATAACTTGCTGGATGATTCTTTGGGTTCGGATGTTGGCAATTTCATTAGTTATCCTGTGAATATTTCTATTCACCTTTGAAACGCCTTTAACTGCCATTATGTAACCACCTCGTAATCAGGGATTTCACCAAAAACGCTCATATCATATTCAAGCACAAACTCCACTTTTTCAGCGTTTGAAGCTTCTAACGATAACGAAGTTTTGTCTCCTTTTGCTATGAAGTCGCCCTGTTTAATTCGGTTATCTTCGGTGTAAAAAGTTGTTTTTCTTACCCTTTCAACACCTAGAGAATCAATGTAAGCACCCAGTGCGTTTGGTGCTTCATCTTTCCATGTGCATTTCACCAAATAAGGTTGACCGTAAGTATCAACATTGTTTTCTCCGTCGTATCCCATGTGAGGATATACGGTTGCAACATTTGTATAGCTCCAATTCGCTGTATTACTCATCCCTACCTCCAACAACTAAAAAAAATGGTTTTTTTGAGCAAGAAATACCTAGACAATCAGTACAACCGTGAACATCAAGATTTTTTAGTAGTGAGTACATAGATTTAAAACCCACGTCATCATATTTAAATGACCTTGACGCACCGCTTGGTGCTGATTGTGATGCGATTTTTCTTGCTCCTTGCATTTGAGCCAGTAAACAAGCTGAGTAAATCAGTATCAAAAGTTGGTCAGCTTCTGAATAATTATGAGCAACCAAACAATCACTGATTGAGTTCACCTTGTTAAGGATTGCGTTAATAACAATGCTCGGTACAGAATAACCAAGCTCTGATAACATTTGATTAACGTCTTCTGCGGTTACCTGTACTGACATGATTATTTACCCTTTTTCTTTTTGTCTGCTTCAACTTCAACAGATTGCTGCTCTAACACAATTACACGCCCAATAAAAGCAGTAGGAATGTCTGTAGCATGGAATTCATACCCAATAGGTAGTTCAGTTACCGCGCCATCAATGCGGCCGAAACAGCCGCGTTTAGTTACCCGTAATTTCATCAATTACCCCCGAGCGTTAAAGACTTTGCTTTTACCGTTAAAGTCACGTTTGATTTGCAAACCAAATGCCGACCAAACCAGTGTTTGATAGTTGTCATGCGGGTTAATTCGTTGCTTCATAAATGAACCAATCGGCGCAGCAATACGGGTTTTAATGTACTGAGCATTACGAACGTAACCAATAAAGTGATTGCCTTTTAACTCAAATGTTTTGGTGAATGAACCAATGTGCGCTGAGTAACGTAAAATATAGTCTTTTACTGTCCCCTCTTTAAATCCATTTGAATTAGAGTAAGGAAGATTTAAACGGCGCTCAATTTCAGGAGAGATAAAGACTTTTAATTGTTCTGACACTAAATTAGCATCAAGAATGACAACAAAGTCTTTTGTGAAGAAATTAATAATATCGTCGTTACTTGTGGCTGTTGATGTTAAGTCAATATTTAAACCAGACGCACTTAAATCCACTTGATTGGTGTGCGGATGATTAGTGATGCCTTTGCCTTCAAAGTTTTGTACTTTGATTTTTTCATCACCGGTTAAAATGTATTGCGCCATATCTTGGCGTAATGCTGCCACTGCCGCTTCTTGGTCATCTGACATTGCGTCGATGTTTTCAGTTTGCAAACCTAACCATTCACGCCATTCACGGGCATAACCTGTTTTAAAGATTGGTACAGGGTCACCGTAATGGTCATAAACAACCTTATCTAGCGTTTCTGGCTCTTGCCCTGACATTGAACGATTAACATATCCTGCATCGCTTGAAACACGGTATAGCGCAGCTGTTTTACCAATGGAGATAGGCGTACCTAACGATAACAAATCATCAAGTAATGGTGCGCCCTCGTCATCACGGATAACGCGGGTAGTTACATTATCCACTTCACGCCAGTAATCTTGGGTTAAGATTGCGGCTTGATTAACTTCAATGGCATTGCCGTGTGTTGCACTCATTTGGTTTTGAGTATTGTTAAAGATTTGACGGCTTGCTTTTAACTGATTCCAAGCCTGTGCCACTTGAGCGGAATTGGTAATTAATTTTTTATTAAAAATAATCTTTTCGTTCTTCATTATTGCTCCTTAAGCTTTACGAACTCGAACTTGTTCAGCGGTTGTACCAACAGTATAGGTTTCAAATGCATAAAACAGCACCGCATCAGTACCGCTTGCTTTTTTTAGTGTACCGTCACCGTTAGATGCTAATTTGTCACCAACTGTTAACGCTTCATCTGCTTTTACTAAAACATGATAAGTGACACCATCTTCACAAATAATGGCGATGCCTGATGTGTCATTCGGTACATTGTCACGGATATCATGTCCACCCAGATAATCATTTGTGATGACTAATGCTTGGGTTTGCTCACCTGCTGCCGAATGTTTCATTAACTTATTGTTAACCACAGCAACCAAAGAACATGGCGCAATCGCTTCACCTGTTTTTAAGTCAATTGTTTGTGGGTCGTTTTTGCGTGCAGGACCGCCAATCACGGTTTTAAATCGAATCATTACTCTGGAGCCTCCATGTTTAATAGTGAATTATCTGAATTATTAGCAAAACCACCGCTAATAGGCGCTGTTTTAACACATTGTGCATATAATGCGTCTAACGGCTCACCAGATAGCGCATTGACTGCGGTTTGTGTCATGTTGAACTTGGCTTTTACCGCTTCCCGTTTAACGGATAGCTCTTTTTCTGTATTTGCATTTATCGCTAATTCCAGACTTGTAACCTTGTTCATTAACGCCTTGGCCCACGCTGGTGCATCTTCGGCATTAGTTGCGTTTTTCTTCTCCTGTTCAGCTTTTTTCTTTTCTTCTTCCTCAGAAGTTTTCTTTTTTTCAATTGCTTCTTTGGCTGTTTGCTCGTTATAAGCCTTTAACAGTTGCTCATCTGATAAGCCATCGGTTTTAATACCAGCAGCATTCAAAGCTAGTAAGATTTTTTCTTTCATTACGTCTTCTTCCTCTTTTTGATTAAATTTAAATACGCTTAAAACCTCTTTAATGGTTTTACTAATTACATTGCTTATTGAATCTTCTGAACACTCAATAAGGCTTACATTTTCAATTGGTGATTTTTCACCGTTGGAGTTAACAAAAATACCCACTCCGTCATCTGGCGTGGCAGCACCTTGTTTGTCAGGTAATATTGCGACATGATCGAACTTCATGTTTCGTGCTATTGACTTGTACCGTTTACCTTTTGATGTGCCTGATTGATTATCTGGCGTGTAAGTTAGCCCAGTTGACACGTGAATCGGTGTGGTATTTTTTCCGCTCATCATGTCATCAAGTCGATTTACTAATAACCGACCTTTTTCGGTGCTTTCAGCAAATTTTCTATCGATATAAGCATCCATAAGTACCCTATCGTTAGATTTGCGAACGTTTCTACCCCAAGCGCCAATATAGAAGTTATTAATAGCTTGTGGATTTAATGCGGAAACGTGCTCGTTATTTATTCGTAGGTGGTCTAATGGCATTAAATTATCATTCAATGTCATGTACGATTTATTAATTTCATCTGCCGGATAGAAAATTCCATTCATGACAATATCATCAACAATTGGCACAACGTCTTTAATAACGATGTGCTCTTTACCGTCGATGATTTGCGTTGATATTTTGGATTTACTATTAACGACAGATAAAACATTTACACTTTTAAGTGTCATGCTTTACCTCGAGTGAATTTTAGATATAAAAAAACCGCCAGAGGGCGGTTCAGTGAATTAATTACTCATTCCTTATAACAAACAGAGATTCAGCAAAACTCGCTAACATGCGCCTTTCCATTTTGTCGGCAGCTTGGTCGATAATTTGTTGCAATTGTTCCTCTGCGTCATCAGGAAGTGGCTCGGTGTTAATCAGTTTAGTTGCTTGCTCAACTAATAAATCAAACTTATTCATTTAATGCCCTTATCTAACGATTGGAAAAATTTAAATAGTTCTGCATGTAGTCTTTTTTTAGCTTCTATGCGATTTTCAATATACAACGAAAACGCCTCAGCGACAAATTCTCGTTTGTTACGTTGAGCATACTTACTAATTGCGTGCGCCCAACCTCGTCCCCACAATTTCTTAATGATATTATCAATTTCTTCCTGGTGTTGATAATGTAATGCGTGTCCCATCTCATGAGCATAAACGCCTCTTGGAGTTGATACAGCTATCCACGGGATGTAATCCATTTCATGAATTATTTTAGCTAATTCTTCGTTATTAGTCTGACCAATCATATTTATAGAGCTTCGTTTATATCCATTTGCTTTACTTTTTAAATCCTCTTCTAACAACGCTTTTTTATCAACGCTATCAGATGTAATAAGCAATGCATTAGCTTTATGTGAATAAGCAGCCAACATCTCTTTTGGAGATTCTGGATATTTATAAATATCACCTGTTATTGTTCCAGCATACCTAAATTTAGGTAGGTTAAATCGTTCTTGAATTTCCGATACCAATTTCAGGCATGGTGCTAACTCTTTAGTATCAATATCTGGCGGTAGGTTTGAGGTTTCGGTAATGTGCTTCCTTGCCCACTCATTAGCCTCTTCGACAGAATTTAAACTTTGTTGTTTCGGTCTGTTTTGCTCACGCCAGTCATCAGATTCTTTTAATAATCTATCAATACTAGCTTGATTATATGGCTCACCTTTTTCATTAAGCAGTACCGTTACTTGAGCGCAATAACAATTAAATCGGTTGCCATTCTCTTCATACCAATCTGCCACTTGCTCAACAGTATAAACCTTACCGTGCCTATCGACATGTGTTGACCTAGAATTAGGCTTTAAAGCAGACATATGTAACAAGCCTGTTTTTAACCCTAATTCTTCTTGAGTGCGTTTAGTTTCATCCCATGTAGCTTGACGAAGTGCGCCTACTTGTTCAGTTTGCGCCAAGGCTTTAGCTCTGCTATATGAAACATCAATACGCTTACTGATAATATCGGCTGTTTCTCGTGGGTTAATCCCTCGGGCAACAGAGCTACTTAAAACGGAGCCTAAATCGCTCTTTAGATTATCCCCAAGCCCTTTCCAGTCGTTGAATGTTGCTGTATATGCAAGTCCGATTCGGCGAATGTAAGCATCACTAAATAACAGTGATTCCAGTGATGTAGCTTGTGAATAGAGTGTTGATTGAGTAGATAGATTATGAAAAGTTCGATTAGTCCCCATTTGATACATATCAGCAACAAACTTACCTGCCCAAAACTTCTCAATACCGCCATCAATTAAGTTTTCATCAACAATTTCTTGAATGCGAGTTAACACCCTAGCAAGTTGATTGCCGTCAACAGTGTAATTAACACTAGCATTAACGACATAGAGTGTATTATCAACGAATATCGCTGTTTTAATCGGCTCTTTAGCATAGTAGCCTAAGCTTAATTCGATATGCTCAATAATTGATTGTTTGATTGTTTTGTAGCGTTTTTGTATTTCGCTACGCATTTGGAGGATTTGTTTATTTGTCAGTGTAGGGTTGTTCTTGCTTCTCGGTAGTATCGGATTTTTCGGAATCGGTTTTATCAATTTCAACTTCTTCAATATCAATATCCTCTAAATCAGGATCGGGCTCATAACCGCCAACCTCTCGTATTTCGTTCGGTGTAAACACAGGAATACCCATAGATTGTTGCGCCTTGACGTTCACATCTGACATTTTGAGCATTAATTCGATTTTCTCGGATTGGCTCGGCGCTAACAAGTCGGACCATTTAAGAGTGAGCGTACCGTTAACTAGTGGCTGAATAACTTTTAGCGTAATAAGCTGATTAACAAACTCTTTGATTAATGTGCTCAAAAAACCATTACGTCGAGACATTCCTCGTTTTGCGTAATCTGTCTTATCTTCATCTGATGCTAACCGCCCCGTTTGTTGGCCAAAAATAATGGTAAATGGTATTCTGACCGATGCTGCAAAACTATTTGCGGATACTGACCACCCTGAGCTCGGATCAGCAGGAGCAACTGATAAAATATTAGCTGTCGCACCTGCTGTAATTAGTGCGCTATCAGTGCCTGAATTTAACAATGCAATTTGTTTATTCAATGCATCAGCAGGCTTTTCAAAGCCTCGCTTTCTTAATTCTCGCTCCAATTCTCCCATGTCAGTGTCAGCATCATAATTCAGATGAACTTGCCTGCTAGCATTTTTTAGGAAGCCCTCTGCGCTACCGCCTGAGTATTTCATCATGTCGATTAAATCGTTATAACCAACTTCAAGCTGTGATTCACCATCATCCATGGAATTAATAACGGATGTTTCATTGAGTATAATCACCCTGTCTAGCAGGGATTAGCTTAACAATGGCATCTTTTGGTTCAAGTCGGTTCAATACGACCGTATCAACTGGTTCTTCCCATTTTCTGCTATCTCGTAATTGAATAATGAGTCCTGAATATCTACCCACAATTCCACGCTTATCCGCTTCGGTGATAGCTGACCACAATTTATCGTTAAATAAATCAGTAACTATTTTCTCCCAAGTTGTCAGCTTTGAATCTTGTTCTCGGATGTCGCCATCAATAAATTTAGGATAATCTAGCCAACAAATATCACTTAATCGCTCAACAAAGCCACGTGCAGCGCTGTTTCGCTTATACAATTTATAGAAATCTGAGAAAGTGAGGTTTTCTGGATAACCAAACTCGCGATCGATAAATGCTCTTTTAGTGTTATTAACCAAGCCTTGTGATGCATATGCTAACCGTTGTCGGCTTATATCCTGATTGCTATTAATTGCTGTTTGGACAGTATTTAATAACTGTTCATCTGTTAAATTCGAATAACTCATTGTTACCTCATAAATAATCCTGCTGAGCGTTTATGTTTAATATAGCCATCCAACGAGTAACGCACCGCATCCCAACAATGATTGTTTTTATCTTCAATGATGGGTAATACTTCACTTGTTACCCTATCAGTTTTATAGCTATATAATCGTGCTTCGGTCGCGGTATGTTTACAGCGAGGGTGGATAATAATTTTCTTGAACCCTCGCAGGTATGCAACACCGTCCTCAACACTGCCTTGCCATTTCTTTGCCGGTGAGATGTTAAAACCCTTACGCTTGATGTGACTGATAGTTTCTGGTCTTGAACAGTCCGCTTTAATCGGCCATTTTCTTGACTCTGGCACTGAATCATAAAAAGCTGGCATTTCGTCGAGTTCGACATTCACGCCGTATGCTTCGTATTCGATATACAGACAATCGTTCAAAATAAATGAGCGGATTAATGTGTTCGGGTCATTAGCAAAGCCGAAGTCAGCACCGAACAATAAACGGTCTGCTTGTTTGTGCAGGTTGTCGTCAAATTCTTCAACAACATATCGACCACTTAACACCTGTTTATCTGAATTCTCTAGGTATGCTCCCTCCCAGATCCACGCGTATGATGCGTAATCTAGTCTGGCAAGGTCGTTCAATCGCTCTTGCTCTAACACATCGGGGAAAAATGGATTATCGTTATAATTCATCTCAATGATGATGGCGTTATCTGGCGGGGTTTTCCTAAATCTTACATCAGTCGGGCTTCCCTCTGTTTCGGGGTTCCATGTAACCCAAATTTCTGAATCAGTTTCACGAACCGTTGGCGTTAATTTTCGCCACGCTATTTCTGATACATTTTCCGCTTCATCAACCCAGCATAGCAATATACGCGCTTTTGATTTAATACTGTCTAGATTATGACGTAATCCGCAGAACACATAACTAACCAATCCATTTCTTGTTCTGATATAGTTTTGTCCAATATCGTAGTAATCAGCTAGCCAGTTAACCGAACGGATGGCTTGCTTTACTTCTTCCATGGATGAGTCAGCTAACGAGTTCATAAACTCACGAGCGCACAGTATTACACCGCTTACCCCTGCTTCTGCAAATTGATAACCTTTAATCGCTGTCATTAATGCAAATGAACGAGTTTTAGCACTACCTCGACCGCCGTACGCTCCTCGATACCTGACATTTTCAGCCACAAACACAGATATCATTTTTTTAGGTAACTGTATTTGTGCTGTTGTCATGGCGTTTACTCTGCGGGTGTGACTAGCTCTATTCGTGTTGGTTTTGGTGACATCGAGCCATCTGATGACTGGTGATCGATTTCTTGTTTTTCGCTATAACCGTGGTTAGATAGCATTAGCTTAGTGATTGTTGGATTGAATGAGCTAGTTAGCCCACCATTTATTAGTTTATTCTCTTGTAACGTTTTAATTGCTTCTAGCGTGTCGGAAAACTCTTTGTTTTGTTTTGCGTATTCATACATTGATGACTTGTGCTTACCAAGATAACAAGCTAATCCAGCAACACTAGGCACTACATCCCCAAATGTTTCGTAGTCCCCAAGCAAGTATTGTTTAGCCTTAACTAAGCATTCGGCTAGTTCACTTGGGCGACCCACTTTTTTCTTTTCGCCCTTTTTCATAATCTTTCCTTAAATTAATAATTGAATTTGTGATTGTTCTTGTAGTTTTTGTATCCTATTTGTTAACTCTGGCTTTTTCTCTTTACCCCAACGTCTTAATAAGCGACCTGACATACTAGCTACATCTTTTTCTTTCATGTACTCAAGCATTAAGTCATTATGTTGTTTCATGTAGCTATGTTGCATTTTAGTAAGTTGTTCAGCCATCCAGTTAAATGCGTTAATGTACGCCTCTTTTATCTGTGCCGCAGCTTTACCAGTGAACCCCATAACTAAGAATATAAAGCCATCTTTAGTCATTTTATAAAAAGGTTGCGGCTTATTATTTTGTAAGTGATTGATTTCATAGCAAAGCTCAAAATTGAGTTTTGTAAAATCATCTGAACACTCCAAATTTTTTATTGCTCTTAAAACATTCTTATGGCTTTTACCGAAATACTCAGCAACCTTTAAAGATGTGGTCATTACTTGATTACCTTGTAAAGTAACCATTTCATTAAAATCAAATTTAATAATATTCATGGTGTTCTCCATTAGAAATGAGTTTTAGTCACACAGGGAACCAGTTCAGAGAGGTAACCATGAAAACCATCTGGCTCCCTCTAAAACTCATTCCTAAGTGGCTCTTGTTGTTAATTGCCGTGTGATGGCAAATTTCAGATATAAAAAAACCGCAATTAAGCGGTTTGATTAAATATGCAGTTATTTTTTATAACTGCTCGGAATTTTTATACTTTATGCGGTAAAAGTGAATAGTTATTTAAAATTGGCTGAGTGTTTTTTTATTTAGCTGCGCCAACACTCAGCCGATGCGCTTTTATTCATTAGCAATTTCTTTTATCGCCCTTTTATCCGCATTACACTTCTCAATAACATTTAGCAAATGCTCGTTATATCTGAGACTATCGCCAAACGTCATTTTTTGAGGTGGTAAATTCGGCAGACAATCACTTAATAGATTGGCTGGTATCGGTCGGTTGACGTAAACCTTTCGCTCTGTTGTACAAGCTGTTAGAAACAGACACAGGCACAAACTGATTAGCACAGTCATTATTCTTGAGTTGCTCATTGATTTGCTCCTGCCGTTTAATAGATTCGTTTTCTAGTTCACGCTTACTTTGCTCATTATCTGCTATGATTTTGTTGTTCTCAGCTATACGCTGATTTAACTGTTCGATTTTTTCGAACAGTTCAGCGTTATCTTTTTGTAGCCGTTTCTTCTCTTGATAATTGTTGTAACCGAAATAGACAGCAAAGACAAAAACAGCAATGATTAATACTATGCTTAATGCCTTTTCTTTACTCATACTAGCCCGCTCTTATAAATCGTTTTACCTGCATTTTTTACGGCAGTTAACACTATTTGACGATTATTAGTTGAGCTAAATCCAATATGGACCCATTGGTTGTGCTCTTGAATTAATTTATCGAACTGTACATTAGCATCAATTAATCGCTGACAAATCTCACGGGGTGTACCGAATGATGATTTAAAGTCTACCGCTAATCCCTTTGTGTGAGCGCTTGTTGCTACACCGCCAACTTTAGCATTTAGCGCAGGACAGCGATATCCAGACGTGATAATAATTGGCTTACCTAAAGCTTTTCTTACTAGCTCCAATTTAATTGCTGTTAATTGAATATTGGGCATTAAATTAGCAGCCACAGAGTTATCAATTTTTAATCTGTTCGCTGTTGTTGAGCGTGTAAATTCTTCTAGTGTGAAGTGTTCAGTTAACTTGGTCATCGTTGTTATCAACCCTTTTTCTTAACATTGAATTTGATATTTGACGTAATTTATCAACCCCTAAAAATCCAATTGCGCCACCAATAAAAGGATTCATGCTGACGGGCAAACCAAAATAATCTAGCCCACTGCTAGCAGCTAATGACAACGCACCACACAATAACGCTTCTACCCATTTACGACGTCCTCCTACCCCGTCGTATGTTAAACGACCGTAGGCGATGATAATGGACAAAACGACGCCATAAATTAACGGCGCATTCGATTGCAACCATTCCATGATTGATGATTTATACATGTTATTATTCTTCTTGTTAGTTAATGATGTGACAGCGTACTAGCTAAATGTTAGTTATGTGTGTGTCTAGCTTTGCTGTCGATTCTGTAGATGTTGACGACATTAATGTCGCTGACATGCATGAAATTTGGACATAAAAAAACCGCAGTTAAGCGGTCTGTTTTTATTATTTACAATTAATTGTCAATTAATAATTTATTTAACTCTTTTGTTATTAATTTTTTATATAAAGGGATCATAACAGGAGAATCATTTACTGCCTGCAGAACATCCCTGATACAATTTATTGACAAATTACCCCTATAAAACTGATCAAAATTTTTAGCAAACTCACTATTAAAAAATGATATGTTGGAATGGCAACACATTTTCAAACAAAAAAATTAAGGGGTAAGTGTTTTTTAAATTCAACGGGAGGCAAGTAGCCTAACGAAGAATGTAATCGTTTATGATTATACCAATAAGCATAAGCCGAAAAAGCGCGTTGTAACTCAGCTGTTGAGTTGAAACGTTGGCCTTTTACAAATTCCGTTTTAATTGTTTTAAATGTCGCTTCCGCTACCGCATTGTCTGGATCGGCTACACTAATTCATACAACTTTTTTAAGGGGTAAGGTAAACTTATCACAACTAAAAAAGGAACAAATATGAATAAGATTAAACGCAAAAGACGAACATTCACAGATGATTTTAAACACCAAATGGTCAGTCTTTATCAACATGGTAAATCACGTAGTGAAATCGTTGCCGAATATGATTTGACACCATCAGCTTTGGACCGTTGGATAACGCAATCAAGCCAAAGTGGCTCATTTAAAACAAAAGATAATCGCAGTCCACAAGAACAAGAGCTAATCGCGTTGCGTAAAGAGCTTAAACAACTCCGCATGGAAAACGATATTTTAAAGCAAGCAGCACTGATAATAGGGCGAAAATCGCTATCCTAAAAGCAAATCGACATCGTTATAGCATAACAAAGCTATGTCAATATTTAGGATTATCAAGATATTATGCTTATTATCAGTGTAAATTGAATAGACAAAAATCAGTAGGGCTTTATGCCGATAAAATCGTGACGCTATTTAATCAGAGCTATCAGTCTTATGGTACAAGACGAATTCGTTTTGATTTACAAAAAGAGAATATTTGGGTGTCACGCCGTTACATT